GCGCCGGGCTGTCGGGCGGGGATCCATCCTTCCTTCTTCTGCTGAGCGTCTAGCAGGGCCGAACGCTGCGAAGGCGACAGGCTTGATAGCGGGGAGTCAACGCCAACGCCCGCAGCCTTCGCCAACAGATCGGCATAGCCGGCGGGGTCGTTCCCATCACTGCCAGGCGCCCACCTTGCGATAGCCTGTCGGATAGTCAGGCCCTTGTAGCCATCGCTGTTGAACAGCAGGCTTTCTTGCGCCTTGCGGCCCGCCTCATAGGACGGGAACCGGGCGAACCCCTTATCGTCCGCTTCGGTCGCACCCATGCTGCGAGCGAGCGCCCCCATTTTGATGTTGCCCGGGTTGTTGTTCCGGAATGAGCGCGAGCCATCCCCGGCAGCCGGGGCGTCCTTGCCCCCCATGCCCTTGGGCAGGATCTTCTCATACCACTTGCGGTCATCAGGCGGGGTGGCTTCCCGCTCGGCGCGCATCTGGTTGAGGATCTCGGCAGTCCGGCCGGGGGTGCCGAGCGATGTATTCGTCCCGGAGGCCCAAGATAGGAACCCGGAAATCTTCTCGATCCCCTTGGCTATCCGGTCGATGTTGTCGGCAAACTGCCCCATGCGCTTGCCGAACGCCTCCCACTTTTTCATGAACTCATCACCATCCGAGCCGGTGAATAGCTTCAGCAGGTCGCCGAGCTTCGTCGCCAGCCAGATCGCGGCATTGGAGATGCCGGTCAGGATCTCATCCACCTTGCCGGGGTTGGCCGCGATCCAGTCGTTGAAGCTCTTCAGGATCCGCTCAAGGGCCGGGGCAAGGCTCACCATCAGCTTGTCGCTGAGCGCCGAAACCGTGGCCTGCAACCGGGTGAGCGTGCGCTGGAAAGCCATCGAGGCTTCGGCAGCCTTCCCGGAGTCGATCCCGAGGGCCTTGGTGGTGGCGTTGTACTCGGTGCGGTATTCCTTGATCTTATCAAGCTGCCGCGAAATGAGGTTGTAATCCTCCTCCGAGATGCCGGCCAATCCAGCCTCGCGGAAGCCCACGTCATAGGGTCGGGACTTCAGTTTTTCGACGGTCTGCAATAGCTGCTGCGCTGTGTCGGCGGCCATGTCCACGCCCAGGCTCTGAACGTAGCTCTTGACGCCGCTGTTCTCGCGAATGGCCTTGGCGAAGCTCTCCACCGCACCGATTGCCTGCTGAGACGAGCCGCCGACCTGCTTGAAGGCGTAGCCGAGACTGTTGAGGCTCTGCACCGACGCGCCAGTGCGTTGAGACACGAAGCCCAGGTGATCGAAGGATTGCGCCACCCGGCTCGCGGCGTAGCTCACGGCGGTCGCCATGGCTGTTGCGGCCAGCGCTAGGCGGCTCATGCCGGCCATGAACTCTTCGTTGTGCCGCTTGCGCTTCTGCGCCGCGTCCTTCTCGGCCTTCTCCTTCTGCTCAGCCGCCGCCAGGGCCGCCCGAGCCTCCTTAAGGTTCGTCTCCATCGTGAGCTTGGCGATCTCCTGTTCAGATTTCGCACCGGCCCAGCGGGCATCCTCAATCCGCTTTTCGGCGGACTTCACGGCCGCCTCATAGTCGGCGATCGACTTTTTGGCGGTGTTGAGCGAGCCGGTATCGACCTGAAAGCCGAGAGCGACAGCGAAGGATTGCATCCAGTTGTCAGCCATGTCCCGTCCCCTCAGTGTAGCTTGTGCATGACGGCGCGGATCTCGGCCGGCACCATGTCGCCGCCGCCGTCCACACATCGCTTGACCGTTAAGCCCAGCGCGTAGCCGATGATCGTCTCAAGCGCGGCGCCGTCGATATCGGCGAACGCGGGTTCGGGGTCGCCCTTCGGCCAGACCGGCAGCCATTCCCCGCCATGCTCGCGCGCCAGGCTCGCGCCGCTCGCGCGCTCGATCAGATCCAAGTCGTCGTCCGTGAGCTTGCCCCAGCCCCGGAACAGGATCTGCAGCACTCTCGGCACGTCGAGGTTCGGCTTGAGGGCGAGGCGCGGCCCGGAGGCCAGTACGAGGGGCAGAACTTCGGCGATCAGCGGGGCGAACCGGCGCAAGATGCGGGTTTCCGTCTGTGCCGGCATCCGATCAAAGCGGTAGCGGTGTCCGGCGATCTCGAATTCGGGTGCCATAGCTTAGCTCTCCAAGTGATCGGTCAGGGTGCGCAGGACCAGATCGCGGAGCCGCTCCAAGCTATCGATCTCCAAGCCGCCCTTGACGACGAAGCCAGTCAGCGCCGAGACGGCAACCTGCGTCGCGATCTCGTCGTCTATCTCGATGCCATAGGTTTTCAGGCCCGCCCGAACGCCAATCTTGGCGCCCTCGAAAGATTTCGGCTCAAGGTAGTCTTGTTCTTCATGGCGCATCAGTTGGGATTTCCTATTCCGCGAGATGCCAACGCATAGGAAGCTGACAGGGCTTCCAGACGAACACAGACAAAATTGGTGTAAAAGGGCTCGCCGCGGGTGTCGCCGATATGGCTTACGAAGAAAACCTTATATCGCCCATCCGACGCGATGCCGAACCGATCTAGTAGACTGTTGTTCGGCTGGCCTGTGATGCTCGGATCATACTCCGCAGCCTGAATTGATTTCTGGTCGATCCGCACGACGCTGCCGGGCACGATCAAGCCATTGATAAGCGCGACGCCCTCGATGCCCTGGATCGTCTGAACCGGCATTCCGATTAGGCCGGTCTTACTGTTGAGGACGATCTCGGACCCCGGTAGGGCCTTGTCGTTCGCTAAGATCTGAAGCGCGCCATTCTGGATCGACCACTGTGTGCGCGTCGCATGGCAAAGTTCGCGCAACGTATCCCTCGCGTTGCCAAATAGAGCGGCGCCACGGGAGAATTTGACTTTCGACAAAGCCGGTTCGTCAATGTATCCGATCCTCAGACCCAAGGTCTTCATTGCGTCCGCGCAGGCCATAGCGCGATCGTAGTAGGTATGACCGGCTGAAAGGCTCTTGTTCACCACCGCAAAATTGCGCGGCGTGCTGCTGTCGGTCGCTAGGATCGCCAGGATCTTGTCAGCTTCCAGCGTCTTCAGATTGCGGGACTGCATGATCTGACCGCGAAATAGCACATAGACCGGACCTTCAGTATAGCCGGCCGAAACGGTGACGGTCTTGCCGCGAAAGAATGCCGGCTGTGCGCTACTGTTGGCGAGATTGTAGATGCCAATGCGCGCGACGTTCGGCGTGCTGGTGTCGGCCTGCGTGATCTCGAAAGTCATCTTCAGGCCGGAGCCGTCGTAGAAAGACGAACCGTCTGCGATGCTGTCGGGCTTGCCGCCATCGTAGGTCCAGGTTGCCCCGCCTTCGATCGCGATCTGAACCTTGCGCAGGTATTGTTGGGTCATCCCGGTCACCCGCCAATGTTGCCGCGGGTGATGGTGTAGGTGAACGAACGACGGTAAGCGCCCGTATCGATCAGGGGCTTCGTGCCGGTCCGCCCGCGCCGGATCCGGGCTTTGATCGTGCGCTCGGCCAAGGGGGCGAAGGCACCGTCCGTAATCTGCTCTTGCACCGCGCTCACGCCCAGGAGCCCGATGACGTTGAGGGCCTTCTCCGGCGCGTCGAGATCGCCGAGGAATGCCCGCTCAGCCGCCTTCTTCAGCCGCGCGGCGATCTGGTCCCGGATGCTCTCAATCCCGGGCACGAGGTGCGGGCGGGCGGGCAGGTTCTTTTCGGGATCGCCGGTCTCGAAGCGGTAGCCGAGACCGGAATGGCCGATCGGTGTCTCGCCCTTCTCAGCCGGGTGCATGCTGTCAGCAGGGATGCCGACCAAAACCCGTTTCGATAGTTCGCGCAACACCGCTCGCGAGAACGGGTCGACCTTGCCGGGGGTCACCGTGAGCTTGGATGTGAGGGCCATGGCACCGTCAGCGAAGGTTGAGAGATGCGCTCGCCGGCCGGGAGCGGCGCGGCGGGCGAACACCACGCGCTCAACCGGCAGGCTCGCACCGGAAGCCGGGACAGGAAGGACCGGCGTCCGATCTGGAATGAGATTGCGCAGCATGGTCACGCGGCCTTC